CAGGTGCAACGAGTCCTTCCGGAAGTCGTAGACGTGCACCCTCTTAAGGACACTCTCACGGTCGCTTACGGCAACTTGTCATCGTTGCTTCTGGCGGGAGTCCAGGAACTGCGCGACGAAGTGAACAACCTAAAAGATAAACTCACCCAGCCGTTGCACTGCCGTGGGGTTCTCGTTGAGCTAATCTTACACTCGACGGAATACTAAAATGAAACCGCTTTCTTGAGTGTACGGTACACCTTGCGGCTATCGTCGCCAACTCCCCACCTGACAAGGAAATCCGTGAACCAGAGAATGAGGAATCCTTCATGCTTGGTCAGGGACAGGCATCCGACCTTGTAAAACTGATTATGGTTCATGACAAGCTGCAGTCAAGGTTGGGTACCGAGAAAACCTTACGATCAAAAGAGAGGATGAAGATAAAGAAGAAGATGATTCGCATTCGGAAGAGAGTTTTTTACCTCAAGAAATAGTTCAGGGACCAGACAACAAATTTCTTGCACGCCATGAGAATCACGATAGCGAGCGCCTATTAAATGTGGGATCTGTCATACTTTGTTTGAGACACACATTTTTCGTACGAACGAACAGATCTGTGAAGTCGAAAACTAAGCGTGAGTATGAGAGGCCATCGCAGAATGACTCGAGCACTTCGTCTGGGACAGTATCAAATCGAGCCGGGGTATCCGGTCCCCTCGAAGGAAGCCACATTCGTGCGGATCGTATGTGTATGCGTGGCATCGTAAGCCCTTGATCTTTGTAAAATTTTAGGATGTCGTCGAGCTCGTCGAAGACCTCGTCGTAGTAATCGAATATGTCTTCGCCGTTCACGAGAATAGTAAACGGGTCGCGCACGTCCACCACGAGGTGCTCAAGGCGGTCCCTTAGAAGATTGAAGAGTATCATTTATTGTTTTACTTACAATTATTTATTGGTTTAAAATTACTTACAATTAATGGGCGTTCCTGCCTCCCGGCCGATTTTGACTGGTTGCGAAACATGGTATGGAGCGGGTTTGTGATTCCTTGGTGCTGATGTCTCAAGCTAGCGAGTCGTTCAAGAGGCTCTAAATCCTGATTAGAAATTTAAAAAAATCGGCCGGGAGGCAGGAACGCCCATTAATTTGTAAATAATATTACAAAAATGTGTTGGAATGCGCAGATAAGTTTGTGTACGTTCATATTTGCGCTCGCCGCCTCGATCATATCGCTCGTCAGCGGGTACGGTCACTGGCGACAGTTAGTTTTCTTCATGTCGTTCGCGAGCATGCAGTTGCTGGAGTTTTTCATTTGGACATACATTGGCAACGCATCCGTCAATAGGATTCTCTCGGCGCTGGGGCTCGCTTTGATCATGTTGCAACCCATCGCAGCAGGATTCTACATTAATGGGGCACGCAACGCATTGATTTATTCGGCTGTGTATACGGTGTTCCTCATTTTCTTTTTTGCATATCATGCGCCATTCGACTTCTCAACCGTAGTGAACTCCAACGGACACCTTCAGTGGAACTGGCTGAATACGTCTGCCATCGTGACTATCCTGTGGACCGCGTTCGTATTGAGCGCGATCTGGATGTCTTGCAAGACTACCGTGAACAAACTTCTTATTATTACCCTGATTGTTTCAATGACAGTCGTATCTTGGTGGAACTTCAAGAGTAGCGGGACGTGGGGTACCGTCTACTGCTCATTTGTGAATATTGCGTTTTTGTTCATCATGATCAAAGTGTTTTACAGGTTGTACACGGAAACTCCCCCAGTCGGTGGAAGTGGGTGTTTCTTTGTAAAAGCTTCTCCTCATCCTCCATAATTCCCTTGTCAGAGTGTACCAGTGGTCAGTGTTCGCGACACCATTGGTAACAAACAAGACTAAAACTTTTCATTTTTATTTTATGTTCAGTGTATTGAAAAAGGAATGGCTCAACACCAAACAGGCGGACGTGAGTTGGGTCGCGGCGTTACCGCGCGGACTATAGAAATCTCAAATCCATCCGACGCTACCGATACCGATACCTTTAAGCACATCATCGTGTCTGCGCTGGCAGATGTAAAGAAAACCAAGAGCCGGCGGGCGTGGATTCTGTATGTGTTGGAGAAGAAGAATCAGGGAATGACCCGTGTGAAATTGACAACCTCCGGGGAAAAGGAACAATTTTGCTCAAATGTGTTAAACACAAAAGTGTCCGACAAGTTTGTGTGCAAGGACCTAAACAGCGCCGCTGCGTTCAATGAGGAGATCCGTACTGCTGAGCTGCTTTTCCGTAACGTGAGCGCGTCCGGTCTCGCGAAGGCGACTACCTTTTCTTCGATTCCATTTAAGCGCTTCAATGTGGTCGGTATTGATCTCGGCGGAAAAGATATTCTGTCTCGTGACAGCGGCTTTTACGTGTTCTCTCTTAGGTGCTCGATGAGCGCCTCATCAAAGGGAATTTCCTCCGATGCAAACATGGACAAGTTCGTCCGTGAGACCCTCGAGAACTTCGACGTGATCCACCGTGCCGGGATCATCCACGGCGACGTCAAGCTGGAAAACATGATTTACTGTGCCAAGGACGACCGCTACCGGCTGATCGATTGGGGCAAGACTGCCGACCATGCTGACATGGTTGCCAGATATGTGGACAATACGCGGTACGGGTTCGTGAACAACACCTCCTCTCCGATGGCTTGGTTCTGCAGTGGAATGAATTACGCCGCTTCGCTCGTGTTCATGACCATGATCGTCACTCGACACATGGAGCGAGTGGCGATGTGTCCTCCGATGCGTGCATTGGTAGCGCACGCGTACACGTCCTTCAACCTGGCTGTGCGATCGATTCTCGGCGGTAATCCACTGTTCAAGCTTGACAAGGTCACCGACAAGAAGCTGCGTCTCGACATTCTTGATCGTTACGCGCAATCCTTTGACCTTTACGACATCGGTCTGATATTGACTGCGTTCGTGTGCATTTACGACGATGCTTTGTCGTTTCGCATGCGCGAGCGCGCGCTGGCATTGGCGTTCCGTCTGGTAGACTACGGCGACCCATCGGCGCACCTGTCAACCGCGCGTGATGCGCTTCGATGGTGGGTGCAGGAAAGCAATCGTAGTACCAATACTAAATCGGGGCGTAGCCGCAGCAAACGTTGACTCTTAAGATACACACGCAAACTTGGTTACACCCGCAGTAGACTGTACGCTACACACGCAAACTTGGTTACACCCGCAGTAGACTGTACGCTACACACGCAAACTTGGTTACACCCGCAGTAGACTGTAGTTGTACAAATGTTACAAAAAATATCGTCAAGGTGCCGCCTTTTTTTTGAGATGTACAAGTAATAAGTAAAGTGCGATGTCGGCCTCCCCCTACCCGTCAAAACCTCCTACGGCATCCTCTGCACCCGCGTTCGGGAGCAATCGTCCGTTTTTGGGTCCAAAACCTCCTACGGCATCATCTGCACCCGCGTTCGGGATCAATCGTCCGTTTTTTGGTCCCTTGATTAATAACGAAGCTAAGAGTTCTTCTCCCCCATCTGCTCCGTATTCTAATGGTTCCAAGACGCAGATTCCGGTGGCAGCAGGTGTGGGTGGGCAGAGAACGACGACCATTCGCGACCTTGTGAGCAAGACTTCGCTTGTGGTGGCTATCGTCGAGTCATTGAAAGCCGTTTCGTCTGCCTCCTCAGCGGAGGTCTCTAGCCGACTCTCTACCCTCATTCGCACGATCGAGGGGATTCCGCGCACGACGATGTTGCCGGATGCGACGAAGACTGCTTTGGTTGATTATTCATCATCGAATGCGGCAGTCTTCTCGGATGTCCTGGCCCGGTGGAAGGGTTTCTTGGATGATAAAGCTGCTTCAGTGAAGAAGATCCGCGATAGCGCGCAGAAACTGAAGGAGGTTGAGGTGTTGATCAACTCATTTGAGAGTACCTACTCTAGTTTTGTATCGATGTCCAATCCCCGGAGTATGGGGTGGGGTGGGGTGTCCCCAGCGACATCGGATGCTTCGAAAAACCGGATGAAAGTAAACATGATCGGTATCCTGAATGACATCACGGAGAAGATCGGTGGTATAGACGATATTTCCATAGATCCGCGTGATTTCAGCCCCGCTCCGGACCATATTGTCATGGACGATGATGTTATTTTCACCCAGTACCAGCGTCAGGTTCGCAATCTGAAGGCCAGTCTGTTAGTAGCGAACAAGGAACTTGCAACAGCGCTTGCAAATGCGGATAAGCCTTACAAACTCAGGGACATTACCGAACGCAATGGGGGTAGCAATAAAGAAAGCGGGGATATCTATCAGTTGTTGAGTCCCGACACGTTTGTGTCCTTGGTGAAGGAGCCTTTGGACGCCACTGCGAACCTTGTCCGAGACGGTACGAACAAGATGAAAGATGAGCTCCTTACTATTGTTGATCGGCAGAATAAAACAAAGGGTCCCGCTGGAGGGGACAACATCGGTGTTCTCCAACAGCACATCGAGGACTTGACGTATATTTTCGAGGCTACGAAGGATTTGCAGTACGTGGGTCTTCTGCTCGATGTTGATGAGGTTGTTTCTAAGTTGAAGAAGTTCTTAGAGGTGGCGAAGAATAAGCAGGGGGTTATGGATCGTTTGAAGATTGAGGATCTCGGTTCTTACAAAGAGACGACGAGTTCTTCTGCGGATGCCCCCAAGTCTATTTTTGACGAGTACAACAAGACTCCCTCTCGTACTCGTAATCCGACGTGGATTAAGAAGTCGGGTGGGTTGATGCACCGTCGTATTGACGACGAATTCCTTGATACGTACGTGAACCAGTTGAGTGGTTTCTATGAGAAGATCAGTGAAAACAAGCTTATTTCCGGTGGCATCGAGAATGCCAAGGGCCAACTCATTTCTCGTTTGAGTGGGTTGGACAAGCAGGCTTCTTTGGATAGGACGAAGAATGATGGGACCATGTTTTTGAATATGCAGTCCGCCCGTGAAATGAAGGTGGCCGCTTACAAGTCGTACATTTCTACCTTGCAGAATATCTTGAATACTTTTATAGAGGAGAACACGTCTTTCATTCTTGAGCAGCATCGAGACGCCTTGGCTTACGTGATGTATTGGGATGAGAAGATGCAACAGAATCCTGAAATCGGTGACGAGCTGTGTCGGAAACTTGTTACGATGTACCTTGAAACGCGTGACAAAATCGTGGATTACATCAATGAGAGTGTGATTCAGGTGATCATATCGGATGTTGACAACACGCTTGTGGTTACGACGAATGTCACTAACGGGGCAATGATCGTGCGTTTGGACGAGAAGCAGGAGAAGATGGTTATGAAGTTGTTTGGTAATTTCATCGATTGGGTTGAGAAGAAGGGGAATTGGATTGTAGACTTGCACATTCGGGGCACGTTGTCATGGGTTGACGTGTTGATGTCCAAGGTGTTTCTGTTATCGTACGTGATCAAGGTCGTTCGTGTTTTCTTCATGTGGATGTCTTTGCGGTTTGCGTACTTTATGTTTCAGCGTCGGATTGAGAGCGATCCTACGACGTCGTACTCTCAGAATCCTCCATCCCCTATGTATTTCGTTGCCTTTTTTTTATTGTTTGACTTTGTATTCAATGCTTTGTTGTTCGTAGTCCTTTTGATTGTTGACTGGTTGCTTTCGGATCCTGTGGATCCGATGATCAAACGCAATCTCTGGGTTGCCATTATGGTTGACTATTGCGTGTCTAATGTTGTAATGAGCATTCTTGCTGTTTCGATCGGGTTGGTCGTGAAAGATAAGAGGTTCTTCAGGTACAGGTATGATCCATTGATAGGGATCCGTGCAATGAAGGACATTTTGTTCAACACCTTTATCGTTGTATTGTCTATTCCGTTTTTCCGTCTGATCGTTGAATAAACTCGGACAAGGGTTTGTTGTTGGTGTTGAGTGACTTGAACATTTCGGCCATGAAATCACCCATTCCTGGTGGCATCATCGGGGCATTCCCGACATTGTTGTGATTGTTCTTTCTTGTTGATGTCGAAATCGATTTATCGAGATTCTTGCTCTTGCTCTTGCTCTTGTTGTTATTGTTTTCGTTGGCGAAGGAGTTATTCCCGAAGGATGACATGATGCCCATCGCCTCGCCTACCAAGTCTGAGTCTCCGTTAGCCATTTGTTGTTGGATCTTTGAACTAACTGAGCTGACTATGTTTCCGAGGAGCCCATTGTTTTCGAATAGTTTTGATATATCGAGTTGTCCGTTACCACCATCTCCTCCTGAGAGCGATTCCGCAATACTGGATATGTCGATATCGTTTGCGATTTCCTTTGCGATTTTCCCTATCTTGCTGTTACCGCCCATTAGCGCCTTGAAGACCGCGTCCATGCCTTCTGTACCATCATCATCATTGCCTTCTGTACCATCATAATCCTTCGCGACTTCGTTTGCTAATCTCTTGAGCATCTCTCGTACATCCAGGTCGTCTATGTCGTCACCTATGAAATTACTGGCGCAGGTCTTAGTATTGGTATTTTTATCACCATCATCATTAGCCTTTTGCTGGATTTTTGATATGTTGTCTAGGACCACTTTCACGAGTGCTTCTCCATCTAGTGTCTTCGTTGGGTCATCAATCTTAGTCCATGTGAGGCACAGTGTTGCTAGGACTGTTAGGTACACTCGCACCTTGCTCTTGTCTTGTGTGGACGTTGCGATAGCTAGGGCCCTACCTGCACTGATTCCAGGATAGAACTCGAAGGAGTCGTGCACGGTCTTAAGTTTCTCTTGATCCATGTTTGTGGCCGCTCTGCGTATTGCTGCGTCCTCTTCCGTTGAGGCATGGTTAGTTGATTCCTCTTTACCGACCGTCTTGTCGAACTCCTGCAGTTCCGCAAGAAGATCTGTGGAGTACCTGTTGTACACGAGGGAGAGCTGCCTGTTGTGTGTAGCTGACATATTGTTTGGTGTTTTACTACTTTCACGTGTTGGAAAAAAGTGGATTTTCCAAACGCACTCCACATAGACGGTATAAAGAATCTTCGACAACAAAAATACAAATAGGATACGATCGCATCCTTTGATTACGTTAAAATGAACCTGACCACCGTTTCAGAGTTGTTGTCTACAAAGAACCGCGAGTATGAGATCGCACATTCCCGGTTGCTACGTTCTCTGAACCTGGACCGTGAAGAGACTACCCTTCGTTCCTACCTGACGCTTGTGAAGAACGACGTTACCGAATGGATTCGTCTCACCTCCATGGACAACACTAAGCCTAAGACGGCTCTTTTGTTCCTTCTGGAGCGTTCTGTGGATGCGCGTGCAGATATTGGTGAATCGGAGTGCGACGAACTTGCTGAAATGGTTCGTAGGGAGTGGAAGCGTCTTCGCAAGTTGTGGTTGGTTGAGAAGCGTGCAGGGGCTTCTTCGTTATCTTCTGGCATTGAAACAGGGAGTCGCGACGTGGACATGGTTGAAGACGCGACTGCGGTATCTATCGGTAACTCTTTGGAGATTATGACAGCTCGGAACCAAGTGTTGCGTAGTGTGATCAATGTTTTGAAGGGCGTTATTGAGGACGTTACATGTCCTAATGCGACTGACACGGAGAAGTTGCAGATGGTCGTGAAGGGCATGTTTTCATTGATCGATAGCGGACGCGATGACATTGCGTGCGATGACATTGCGTGCGATGTCACCACCTCCCCCATCGTCGTGAACAATGTTGATTAATTTTGAATGGAATTGATTGGATTGGATTGTGTGTAAAGAATTGAATCGTCCAACATACAAAATAAAAACAAACAAATTGTAAGATGAAGAATCCTTCTAATTCCAATACTGACGGTGATCTACGGTCCGAGTTCCGTTCCTTCGCATTATCAGAGGGTGTTAGTGAGAGCTCTATCTCCAACTACCTTAACCGATTGTCTACTTTGGAAACATCTGTGTTCCCTGAATTGAGCTTGGATATAATAGTTCTTGGAGGACGACGTTCTGTTGTGAAGAAGTCATCTGCGAAGAAGTCTTTGGTGGTATCATCATCTCCGAAGAATTCATCTTTCACAACGGTAGATGACATCGACGCTGCGTACGACGTGTTGCGTGTGCGTTACTCTAACATGTCTACGCGACGTAACTTTTTGACCGCCATATTGGCCTTTCTGCGGTACACTCCTTCCTTACGTGACGACCCCCGCGCTGCATCTGCACGTGCTCGTTGGACAGAATTTCACGGACATGCTCGCGCGTTTCAAGAGTCTCGTTACAAACAGCACATGCCTTCGGAGCGGCAACTCGAGAAGTACGTCGGCCTCGACCAAATCGATTCCAAGTACCAAGAGCTGAAGGGCGGAGATGTTACTAACACTACTCTTCAAGATTCCCTTGACATTTTGTTGTTGTCATTCGTCCTTTCGATGCCTCCTAAACGCGCTGACATGGGAGCTTTGCGCATCTACGAGGACACGGACCCTCGTTTGTCTTCAGAAAACTACCTTGTATTGCGCCGGGCGTCTTCTGCGTCATCCGTTAATGCCACCGCCTACATCGTATTGAACAAGTACAAGACGTCCGCGTCATACGGTCGTGTCGAGACGGATCTTCCTCATAGCGCCACCGCAGACCTCCTGGACAGTCTGCGTCACTGGCCACGCGACTACGTGTTCGTTACCCGCCGCGGACACAACAGACCGTTCGCCTCGAACAATGCGTACGGACGGTGGGTGCAGAGCGTGTTTTCTCGTCTGTTCGGACGTGCGACGGGAGTGACCATGCTACGACATATTTTCATCACTGAGAAGGTAACCCCGGGTTCGATGAACGATGACGAGTTGGAAGACATAGCGCGTCAAATGTTACACTCGACCGACCTGCAACGGAAGTATAACTGGGACCGCGCGAAGATCTGCGAGACGCTCTCTCAAATGTGTGAGCAGTGTACTGGAGGTAAAGTACGGACAAAATCAATGAAGAAGAGGAAGTTCGGCTCCGTTGTGCATCTTCCCATCAAGTAAATTATTCCACTGGCAAAATAAATTGTTATGAACTATTACAACCACTAAAACAAACCTATGGCAACTGGGATACCTTTGGCGTCATTAACGATCGCTCCATTTTCAGGATATCAGTTCACTAACTCTGCAGTTGGAGATTTGCTGATCCACGGTATCAACGGAGGCCCTTCTCAAAAGATTCTGGTAGGAACACAAAGCAATAATTATGCGCTAGTTTCGTTCGAGCAAACCGAGGTCACAGTGAGGGATGCCAAGTTGTCCATGATGAACGACTCAGGCGGAGTGCAGCTCTCCGCAGAGGGGGATGTAATGTACACCACAGGGTCCATCATCCCAGCATCGACATGCAACGTGACCATCGGATCTGATGCATCTCGATGGGAAAGTATGTACGTCAAAAACTTCACCATGAGCGGCAAGGCCCAGCTGGGGTCCAATGTGTCAATGTCCAATGCTACAGGTAAGGCAAACATCTGGTCCTCAGGGACCTACTTGGGTGTTAACACCCCCAACCCGACCCAAGAACTTGACGTGAACGGGTCCATGAACGTGTCATCTAACGTCACAATCAGAGAGACGCTAGATGTCGGGCTATCAACCACCTTGCAGGACACCCTAATGGTAAATGGTGCTGCCACCCTTTCCAATTCTCTGACTGTTGACGGAGCCACCACCCTCGATAATACCCTACTGGTAACTGGTGCTTCCACCCTTTCCAATTCTCTGACTGTTGACGGAGTCACCACCCTCGATAATACCCTACTGGTAAATGGTGCTGCCACCCTCTCCAATTCTCTGACTGTTGACGGAGCCACCACCCTCGATAATACCCTAATGGTAACTGGTGCTTCCACCCTTTCCAATTCTCTGACTGTTGACGGAGTCACCACCCTCGATAATACCCTAATGGTAACTGGTGCTGCCACCCTTTCCAATTCCCTAACGGTGGACGGTGCTACCATTTTGGACGACACCCTGCTGGTCATGGGTGCGTCCACGTTTTCCAACGAGGTCTCTTTCGCGAACAGTTCCACCTTCCTTAGTAACGTGATTGTCCTCGGGCAGCTCAGCGTCGACACCGTCACCTACAATGTGAGCAACATCGTTGTCTTTGCATCCGAGGAGTTGCGCAGCAACTTGCTTGTGGAGGGTGTCATGGACGTGCGGAGCAACGTGTTCTTGGGTGGCAAAACCTTGATTGGCGACGAATTGACTGTCGATAGCAACGTTTTTATACAGGGGGTAACCACAATGTCCAACGACTTGATCGTTACAGGCAACACATTCTTCCTATCTGGTGGCGCGCAGACATTCGAAGGCGCGGTCATAATCAAAGATACTCTGGATGTCTATAGCAACTTGGTAGCTAAGTCCGGTCTCCAGGTGGATGGGGTGGCGTCATTCTCCAATGACGTTTACGTGTCGAGCAACTTTGCGGTTCAAGGAGTCACCACATTTGGGGACGCACTCGAGGTGACCGGTGCATCCACCCTCTCCAACACCCTCATTGTGGACGGAGCCACTATTCTCGACAATACCCTGTTCGTGACCGGGGCATCCACCCTGTCAAACTCTGTTGACGTGTACGGTCCAGCCAGTCTTCGGAATGACCTCTTCGTCGCAGGAGCATCCACCCTCTCCAACACCCTAACTGTCGACGGTGCCACTATTCTCGACAACTCCCTGTTTGTGACCGGCGCATCCACCCTCTCCAACACCCTCATTGTGGACGGTGCCACTATTCTCGACAATACCCTGTTCGTGACCGGGGAATCCACTTTGTCCAACTCCGTCGACGTGTACGGCCCCGCCAGTCTTCAGAATGACCTCCTCGTGATGGGAACGTCCACCCTCTCCAATACCCTAACTGTCGACGGTGCCACTATTCTCGATAACTCCCTGTTTGTGACCGGCGCATCCACGCTTTCCAATTCCCTCACTGTGTCCGGAGCAGCCACTGTCGACAATACCCTGTTTGTGACCGGCGCATCCACCCTCTCCAACACCCTCATTGTGGACGGTGCCACTATTCTCGACAATTCCATGCTCGTGACTGGCGCATCCACCCTCTCCAATTCCCTCACAGTGGACGGCGCCACTATTCTCGACAATACCCTGTTTGTGACGGGGGAATCCACTCTGTCCAACTCCGTTGACGTGTACGGCCCCGCCAGTCTTCAGAATGACCTCCTCGTGATGGGAACGTCCACCCTCTCCAATACCCTAACTGTCGACGGTGCCACTATTCTCGACAACTCCCTGTTTGTGACCGGCGCATCCACGCTCTCCAACACCCTCATCGTGTCCGGAGCAGCCACTGTCGACAACTCCCTTCTGGTGATCGGGGCATCCACTCTGTCCAACACCCTAACAGTCGACGGAGCCACTGTTCTCGACAACTCCCTGTTCGTGACCGGTGCATCGACTTTCTCCAACACAATGGCCGTGACCAGCTCCGCAAGCTTCCTGAGCAACGTGACCATCCTTGGTGAACTGAGTGTGGACTCTATCACTTACAACCTGAGCAACATCGTCATCTACTCGTCCGAGGAGATTCGCAGCAACTTGTTGGTGGAGGGTATCCTAGATGTGAGAAGCAACTTTAGGGTGGAGGGAACTAGCATGCTCTCCAACGAGCTTCACCTGTTTTCATCGGCGACCCTGTACAACGGAGAGTCCACTGTGACTCTGAGCAACTTGGGAGGATCAGCGACTCTGTCCGCAAGCTCCAACAACTTTGGTATTAACATGTTCCCTACCAGCAATGCGGAGTATACCGTAGACATTAACGGTGACATCAACTTCTCAGGAAAGATCTACCAAAATGGGGCCGTTTTCAGTGGCTGGAACTCCAACCAGTGGGGCAACTACATCAACTCGAACGCCGCATTCAGCGGCCCCTCAACCGCCACCGACGCGTTGCTAGTGTACCAGTCAAACAACCTCGCATTCTCATTGAGCAACCCCTCAGGATTGGTGTCAATGTATACATCGAACAAATTCGTCGGCATGGGTACCTCTAATCCATCGCACGAGCTAGACGTGGTGGGATCTGTGCGCGCAACTGATGGCGTCTACGTGAACAGCAACGAGTCCTTCTTCAGGGGCGTGCGATCTGACTGTGTGGCAGGAGTTGCAGGCGCTTCCGTATTCCTTGGCGACGTGTGGGCGAGTTCTACTACCTACACAACCGGTACCGGTATCCTCAACAAGGTGCAGCTGTTGGGCAGTGGTGCAATTGTCGACAACCTCGCCTTGGAGAAATCCGTCCCTGGCACTTCTAACAGGAATCTCCCGCTTGCATGGGACGAGTTTATCACCTGCGCGGGGGGTGACGTTGTTGCCCAAAACCTTTTCACCACCGGCTCCTCGATGGTCGACGGCTCATTGTCCGTCATAGGGAGTCTGACAGGAAATAGTGCAGTTCTTAAGTCAGTGGTCATCAGCGGAGGACATTCCAACTTCCACACTGACGCGGGATCAATCTCATCCAACACGACCACCGTTCTTTCCGGTACATTACCGATGGCTTCTTCAAACGTTGCATTGGGGTCTGTCCTTTTCGAGGTCAATGGAGACACTGCCCTAAACAGTTCTCTTGCCTTGCGTTCTAACGCTTTTGTTGGCGGCGCTTTGTTCGTTGGCTCGAACATGAACTCGAATGCTCCTTCTCTGCCTAACGCCCTTGCCCCCGAGTTTTCTAACGTTCACCTTGACGTTCAGGGTGACGTCGTGATAGAGGACGGTCTGTTTGTGCGTCGAACTGCTGCTTTCGACGGGCGTGTGGGTGTGGGTATTCACGAGCCTGGCTACCCCGTGGACGTGCAGAGTAGTGTGGAAGGTGTTTCCATGAACTGTTCTGCGAAGGTGATCGCCTCAGAGTTCGTTGTCTTCTCAGACGCCCGTATCAAGACTGGCATTGAGGCTTATGTTGCGGACGACTTGATTGAGCGTCTGTCCGTGAAGCGATTCGAGTACGTTGACACCGTGGAGCACCCTGGTTCCATGGTCGGTTTCATCGCTCAGGAGGTCGAGAGCGTGGCTCCTGAATGCGTGAGCACGACCTCGTCTTTCGTGACAGACATTTATAGCTCCCTCCCAATTGTTTCTCGTGACGACAGGGAGTGTGTGGTCTCCATATCTAATGTGTCTCTCTCCGCTGAGACGAACTCGCGCATCGTCGATGATGCAGTGCTTAAGTGCCGTGCCCAGGGTGGCGAGACATTCTTCGTGACCGTATTGCATCGTGAGGGTGACCTGGTGACCGTTTTGTCTTCTATCGCGATGCCTGGTATTGAGGACGAGGACGTCCTCTTCGTGTTGGGAACACGTGTGGATGACTTCAAGATGGTTCGCACTGATCAGATTAACGCTATCGCCGTCGCTACATTGCAGAGCCAGAACAAGCGAATCGGCGCACTGGAGTCTGAGGTCCGCGCCCTTGTGGAGAGTCTCAAGAAGTAACATTTTCTTGGATACACTTGGTTGTTGTCCAAAAAAAGTGCATTAGGTTTATGGGTTGGGAAAAATATGAGATCCCAAAAGACATGCAACATTCGTACGGGGATATTCTCCGGGTCTATTATTTTAGCTATCGTCGTCATTGCATTACTGATTGCATTACTCTACCAGAGGATGTTAGGGGCAAGATATCGTGAGACATTCGAAGAATCCTCCTCTAACAACCAGAAGTACTTGTCTGTCGTTCATACCCAGCCTTCGCATCGTGTGTTTATCGATGACATTGAAGAGTCAATTACGACCGACGTCATGTCTGTGTTGGCCCCATTGGATGCTTATGGTCTTACGGTTGTCCGTGGTTCGAAGGGACCTGATGCGCTTCGAAAACTCGAAAAAGAACGTGGGTACACTCACGTCACATATAGCAAATTGATCGTTGCGGATGCTCTCTCCGCTTCGATATCTTTGCCTACAGGTTCACTTTTGGTCGTTACCTTGTTCGACTCTTACAGCATCTTGTTGTTGTTTGCGGGCCCCTCGATGTCTTCTGCGTCATCCTCATCGACGCTCCGTGGAATTGCCGCCGAGAAGGGGTCATCATCCCTAGTTGTCCATTGTGTGGGGAAAGTTTCCGCTGGAGCTGTGAGTATTCTCGAGAAGCTAATGCAACGCCAAAATAACACGAAACCTGTTGTGCCCGCAATGACACTAATTACCGCACCTAGAAATATAGATCCGACTGTGACTGCTGATACTTCATCTAAACTTCATAAATACGACGTTCTGGCAGTATGGGGGTCTCCTGAGTTCATTCGTGTGACGGTGAATGCAATGGGTAGCAACACTAGCGCTGGTGTTAGGTGTTTGCAGTACACGGACGTTGATGACACGGCTGATTTGATGGCGGTGTCTCCGTCTGTGCTCCCATCCGATGTCGATGTGAAGAACATTCTGCCTGATGCCCGTATCGGAGTAGAGCCATCGACCCGAGTGATGGCGGTGTTCAAGAGCTATACGTCCATACTCACGCCACCAAGCATCTCTACGTCTGCTTCTGAATCCGCATCGACTTCGGCGTCTGCCTCCGCATCGACGTCTGCTTCTGAATCTGCATCGACTTCGGCTTCTGGCTCTGCATCGACTTCGACTTCGACTTCGACTTCTGGCTCCGCATCGACGTCTGCTTCTGGCTCCGCATCGACTTCGGCTCCTGTTTCTGTATTGAGTGCTGACCCTGCTTTGTCCGCGCCTATCATCAGATCAACATTCCTGTCTCTGTCTAATAGCGAGGATGGTGCCGACCACGTGGGCATGACGAACTTAACTCTTTGGCAAGAGTCTTTAAAGATTTCTCCTGCTGTTAAGGATGCGCTTGCGCATGCGAACGAGAAGCTTATGGGTGGGTCCGTGTCCCAAGAAAAAACGACCGAGACGTTTGATGTTGGTGAAGGTCGTCGTCAGCCTGATTCTATTGGAGGTTATTATGACTCAGACGACACTCCATTACTGATTGTGCCTCCTTCGAATCTCGAGATGCGTTTGGTGCGCACGGAGTTATTGTTTCACCGGGGGCGGCGTGTGGACCGTCACCGTACGTGGCTTGCTTCTGTGGGTGGCGACAGCGCCATTGTCCGTGCTGGTGACGTCGTTGTCCTAGAGCAACAGGTTGATGCGAGGAGGAATGGGTCTTACTATGTGTTGGATGTGACCTCTTCCACCTGGCTGTTGACGACACACTGGGTCTTGCGTGAGGAGAATTCAAATTCAGATTCAAATGAAAAATCGGACTCAGTTTCGGTGGTTAATGTTGACCTGCGTGCGCGGCGCGCCCAGGTTATAGTGAATAGGGGTGGGCACCGTGTTCGGTGGTGGCGCGGTTCCCCATGCATAATCCGCTTGCGTTCTTCCTCCTCTGCTTCTACTTCACAGACTTTTCTGGTGGGACGCATCGATTCGTTTGACATGGTTAAGAACACCCTTGTCGTGGATATAGTATCGGCTCAGCCGACGGACCGTGTGTCCGACGAGGATGCCGTTGTGGAGGACGATATGTTCGGGTCTGGGTTCGTTTGCTCCACCACGGCGTCGTCTTCGGGTGTTTTTAATACGCGTTTTGCGTGTATGAATTCAGGTGGTGTGTGGGACAGACCGTGCACGGAAGACGAGGATTGTCCCTTTTTTCGTTTGGGTAGGGGTGGCGGCGTGCTTGGGGGGTGTCAAGTTCCGTCGGGGGGGACATGCGAGATGCCTCTAGGAGTTCAACGCGAAGGGTTTCGAAAATACAAAGGGAAGCCTGTTGACACCCCCCCATTATTTGCATTCGAAGGCTTGGCTCCGTTGAATTTTAGTTAGAATTTCCTTTACGAACAGGGAATTTCTGTTCGAACTCCGCAGTGGTAAGTTTTGCGTTTAACGATCATGTATTTTATTGTTCCGTTGACTGTAGGATAATGGAGACGTCAGAGGATATTCTCCAAATTGCTATAGATCTTATTCGCCGTAGCCAGACCTACGAACCTAGGATAAATCTGGTTAAACCAGAAATCTCTGAAAAACCAGATGTCGGTCAAACTATAATTTCAAACACAAACAACGAGCCCGAAAACACAGATCCCGACGGGTTCGTGCACGTTGACGCTTCTTCGTACGCTGTAGGTACATTCAAAGGATCTCCAGAAAAGGATCAGGTTAGCAGAGATCTTCTGGATCCGGTCAGCAGAGATACTCATGATCCTTATTATTGTGGTAGCAATCCTAGCGTATCCGGAAGTAGTCTTGTAAACACGACAGGGAGTTCGGCGTTACTTTCCATCGAGTACGCTGAATTCGCCCAGAAGTATCCGTACCTCTTCCGCATGTGCACGAACGTTCCTTCTCCAGAATCAGCAGATAACTTGATCAAGATTCTGCCTATGATGCTGCGTCAACGAGACCGTGTCATTGTTGCAGAAGGAAAAGGTGATGGTGACAATAATAATAATAGTAATAATGTTTTATCCGACCGACTTAAGTCGGCTACGGAGATGGTCATGCAGCGATTGAATGACACGTACATTGCCCCTCTGGGTATCAAGCCCGTCAAATCGAGTAAGAAAAAGTAGGTCTCTGACTGTAATTTTCAATAATTAATGAAATTGAATAATCTCCGGACCTGTTTCTGGTTTAAGGGGATAGGGTGTCCCAAAAATAGTTACAACTTCATATGTACACGAAAAACCCATGCATTGACGTTTTTCTCACGGCAGGAGGCTTAAAAGGTGCGTACCAATACGGGTTCTTCAAGGAGTTGTACGCGATACGTCCCACTGTCCGCATCAACCGCATTTTTGGAGCGTCCGTAGGTTCTCTAAATGCAGCTCCGATATTGTTGCGACGCATGGACATTCTGGACATGTACTGGAGTAACCTTGATGGAAAACACCCATTTGATCAGATAATGGTCCCTCACTACAATAGGTTCTTAGTTCAAGGAAAAAATTATTACACTTTAAAGGATAATATTTGGCGTGTTCTTCGTAATGGAAGTATTTTCACGTCATTGCGCATCGATGAGGTAGAGAAGTTCTGGTGGAGTCTATCCAGTGCTGATATGTTCGCCCTTACGGAACGCCTAAACATTGTAGTTTACGACCGCTTAATGAACGCACCTGTGTATTGTTCCATTTCGAATGTGCATCCTGTGAAACGCTTGGAGGAGCTGTGCGTGTATTTGAATGCCTCCACAAGGTTCCCGGGGTTGGTCAGAATGCGTGGAGATCGTTTATTAGACGGCATATTCGTGGGTCGCGAGGATGTAAAACGTCACATCCGTGCAACCAGGGACCACGAGGATGACATGCTCCTTGTCCTCGACACGTGCTCGGATTTGTTAATTTCTGCTGAAGATAGTTACTGCACTGTCACGTTCGGTCCTCGGGTTACTAAATCAAAAGTGATGTCATTTTGCGCGTCAGAGATGGACATCGATGCCCTCATTGACGAGGGTGAACGGGACGCGCGCCGTTTTGACATACTTTTATCTTGTACGACCAACCGCTTCAATGAGTGAGTGCGGTACACGGGGTGGGGAGGGCCATTGAAGCGGGGAAGAACGCGGCTAGAAAGATAATTGTCCTCAATAGGAGCTCTATGTTCCTTGCAAGTGCTGGTGAAGCGGTTCCTCCTGTGATCTTTGTCGGAAGAAAACGGACTAGAACACGTGTCCATGATGCCATGGGTAACAAAGTGACGAGTGCGAAGACGAGGCCTGCCACTAATGATATCATGATCGCTCCCCATGGCACACTCTTAGTAGTAGGAGTATTGGATTTTTGAATCTGAGGCATCTTTACCTCTTTCTGTAGATCTTGAAGAGACGCGTCAGTTGGATCATGGTTGACATGGTTCATATTTCCGGTATTAGTGGGGTAGTTGTTGACATGATCCACGCTTCCGTTATTATAAGGGTCATACGTAGCGGTTTGTTGCAACGCAACTTGTTGTTGTTGATGTTGATTCTGCATAGGTTGCATAGGTTGCATAGGTTGCATAGGTTGCATAGGTTGCATATTTTGCATAGGTATGTTGGGGGTGTACATTGGTGGTGGAGGTGTCTGCATTTTGTTGTGTTGGTTATTACTATTATTGTTGTTTGAGTTGATGAATTCGAGTGTTTCGCGGACGGTATCTTCGTCATCTTCGTCCAGGTCTGCGTCCTTCATTTTCGTAGAATGCGGGATGGGCATGAACGTCGTTGCCATCGGGTTTTGTTGTTGGTGGTGGTTGGGATGGGGTGGAGATGCGTTCAGCATTTGGATTTGAATTGGGATACAAAACGATTCGTCACGAATCAACGCATGAGAAAAAATAGGAACAACCCGGTTGTCATTGCGGATAGCGTGTGGAATACCTGCGTATCCTTTATCGTATTGTGGAATACCTGCGTATCCTTTATCGTATTGTCGAATACCTGCGTATCCTTTATCGTATTGTCGAATACCTGCGTATCCGTTATCGTATTGTGGAATACCTGCGTATCCTTTATCGTATTGTCGAATACCTGCGTATCCTTTATCGTATTGTGGAATACCTGCGTATCCTTTATCGTATCCTTTATCGTATTGTCGAATACCTGCGTATCCTTTATCGTATTGTGGAATACCTGCGTATCCTTTATCGTATCCTTTGTTTTTGTAGAAGGCGCGTTGTTGTACCCGATGTGTATGCGGACCGCATTGTCTATTATCATCGAAACGTACAATGCGAACATGGTGACTATCGTTGGGGGTATAACGTTCAGCTTCCAGACCTTTTTTATTACGCGCATTGATCCAATGTACACGCCAACTGCGATACATGTAGCGATAGTTTGTATCAGGGCGATCGCTCCTTGATGTAATGGGCGTTTCTTGATGTAATTGATCTTTGATGAAAAGAGGAGCGTTGTTGCGAGTCCTGCCGTTACCACACAAACGTACACGAACAGTTGTTCTCCAATCATTTGACAACTACTTGTGTTTTTTTTGCAGTGCTCTGAGCACGAGTTTCTTTCCTCCGCCCCACACGATACCTCTTGCTCCTTGAAGAAAAGATATCGTTATGACGAGGAGACATGTCTTGAATAGGTATAACAACACGATGTATTGTTGTTGCGTTGCTAGGAACTCGCCGATTTCATTTACTTGCACGTGTTGATGTTTGCAAAACGCGTGCAGAGCCATGAATGCGATTCCTGCTATACCGGTGATTACGTAAGGAAGAATTGTCTCTGATGTTGATCCTGCTGCAATCATGTTTACAATTACTTTACAAAATCGTACATCTTACTTTATCATGTGCACATGAAGTTTATCATGTGCACATGAAGGGTCGCGCGTGATTCTCTTGGACCAGTATGTCGTTAACGCATTGTGTTGTTGTACATTTCTCGTCTAGGAATACGCGTGCTAGGACTCGTCCGTACTTGTCGGACTTATTCGGAGTGCACTCTGCCCATGCGAAGTACGACGACGTACCGTCGTTGAAACGCTTCTTCAGTTTTCCTTCATCGAGGATGGGTGTTTCCGAACGGATCAAGAGTTGCGCTAGACGGTTGCGGGCATGTCGTCCTCTTACTCGATCTTCCCCGCGCATTTCCGGAGTGTCGATGCCGAATAGACGAAACCTGAACTTTGCAAAACAGGCAGACGACGCCTCTAAGTTCCCAGATGGCACCTCCGTGATAGCGGTTATTGTGTCACCGTCATACACGTCAACGACCTTTATGAGCACGCGGCCTGTGAGCGCGAAGTAATCGCAATTGTTTGACCAAAGCGATTCCATTTTGTACAAATGTTTACTTTAGATACATTTATAAAATACTTTATACTTTACATTCAACGAAATACTAAAATTAAACCTAATGGTGTAGAAATCCACGGGGCAGTGGAACACCAATACGATTTTGAATCAACAAATTGCAAGATGTTAACGAGAATATCGTTTTTTTTTTTTAGTATTGAAGGACCAGCCTCACTTAAGCGATCGCCTCTTCCCCGGTACCGTGGCCCAAAATAACACCGTGTATTGGGATGTTTCATTTTAATGTTCCACAGACTGTAGATACATTTACACATGTTCTCGATTCCCAAGTATGTGATCCTATCAGTTGTGGCCGCCATGTTATGGGGTTCTTCGCATGTCATCGACAAACTCGCCCTGTCTCACATGCCTCCTATCTCCGTAACTATACTCAAATATATTGGTTGTTTAATTGTATCGTTGGTTGCATTTGCACTATTTTTTAGTAATTGTGTGAAGTCTCTCAGAAAAAATAACTATTCAGAGAATAATATTGGCGTTGTCCGCATCCCCTCGCGCGGTGTCGTATTGTCTTTGATATCAGGGGTGGTAGGTGCCATAGGTATGTTCATGTTTGTGAATGCTATCCTACTGAGCTCCGAACCCCATCTCGTCTCATCCATCGTGAGCATCGTGCCAGTATTCAGTCTGATCATTGGGTTCTTATTTATCAAAGGAGTGCGCATAAGATTAAAACAAGTGATTGCGATGATGGTCATTCTAGCAGGTGTGGTGATGCTGTCGACCTATTCCTGAGAAATTTAAAAAAGTCCGCTGGGAGGCAGGAAAATTTTAAAAAATCGCCGAGAGGTTGCAACGCCCATTTCATGTTTAAATTGCGTATAAGGATTTTCTTCTCTCAATGATAAACCCAACATGGCTCCTGTATATGCCAACCATGCGTACTCGTCCGCTCGAGCGAAGGAACTGTACATAGCCTTCTACCATGATGCCAAGACCATTTTGCGAACGATAACGAATGACGTTCCTCAGATGGCTGCGGAACTAAGCATCGTTCTCGCTTTGATGAAGGTGTTGAAGAAGGTGAATGTACGCTTGCCGTTCAAGTACTACTATGTTATGATGGAGGGTCCCTTCGGGGACCATTTGCGCACGTGTGACAGTAAATTCTTCATGGAGGACCCGCGTTTTGCTATCGATGGATACGATGCGCTGACGCAACTCATCCGCAAGCAGTTGAATCTTGTAGACAGTGAGTACGTGTACTCCATTTTTGTATCGTTATCCAAGTTGTCGGCTCGATGCACTGATATCATCGAGCATAAGAAACTCAAGTACGATAACTGGAAGCCGCGGGTAGATATGGAACAGTTGGAAGAGAACCACCAGTAGAACTACACTCAAAAGATTGTTTTATTGTACACATTTTACACTCGACGGAATACTAAAATGTAGCAACCCAAGGGAACACCATCATGTTTCTTTGTAGCCCATCAACAACACGCATCCCTGCAAAATGGAAGCGGTCTCCCTTGACCCAACAGTTCCATGCAGTGCAGCCTTGCGATTGTGAGAGCAGAGTAGTGTCTCCACCGCCCCGTCCGTGGTCGCGACAACAGGTCTTCGGAGCCGGCAATCAAGGGGTTTCTGCATACAGTTGTTCTAAAATATTTCTGAAATGTCCCTATCTTTATACGTTAAAAAAAGAGAATGCAAATCCGAATGACACGCCTGTGACGACTGAGATCGTCATTGCGTTGCGCAGGATGGACACCATTTCTTTATTTTTCCCCTCTTCTGGAGAGTAGGAAAGTGTAAATACCGCTGTCACTCCTGCGGCTAGTACTATAAACTTTCTGAAGAATTCGAACGTCGTCCACGAATCGTGTCCGATAGTGAGCCAACGGATATTTGTATATTTCTGATCGATTTTACCAAGGACAAAGCTGATAACGGCTACTATCCCGATCTGCAAAGCGGCTATGATTACTTTAATGTTCTTTATGTTCGTTTTGGGTAAGACGTACTTTGCGAGGGAGAACATTAAATGAATAGGCAAGATCATAGCACCCACGAACCACGGTACGGCACGGATGTCTATGGGACTGGGTACAATCCATGGAATCTTACAAAAGATATTGTACACCAAAGATTGGGGTTTCGATAGAACTATGGACAATGCCATAGCCGGTGTTTGGCGTAACCGCCTGAACACAGAGGCCACATGGCACTTGTTCGTGTCCAGTACGAACGATACAACGTAAATGAAGGCAGATATGCACAACACTTTAAATGAAAACCACTCTGCATCCTCCAGGATTCTCGAAACTTTTTTCTTATCATCCTTGTGGTAAACGTGGATGACTATATATAGTAGAACGATTGCAATACATAGTATCAGGATGGCATATAACTCCATGGCGTATGTGTTATTACAACGCGCCATAAGATTTAGGCAACGGCGACCGGCTTGTCTGCAGGTTGTTGGTGCTGCCCCTTAATAACGGTGAAATGGGGGTTGATGTACCTCTGCATGTTGAAGTAGTTAAGAATCACGTCGTCTTCGATATTCAGCAGAGCCTTCAGCTTTGCGTCGGGTACGATAATGCGTCCATCATTTGGAGACTGTAACTTGTTCTCCTTGATATATAGGTTCAACCCCTGTACGACATCTTTCCTGGAGACCTGATTCTCGACCGAAAGACCCAGGAACTGTGCCATAGACTCGGACATTGAGCCTAGGGCGACCTTGCGAGGAACGGTGCTGCTTGGCGAAGCCTTCTTCTTGCGTCCGCTTGAAATAGAAGCACTGTGCACCTTGCAGATGCGCACATACTCCTTTTGCAGGATCTTGGTAATAGCGACGGCGTCCTTCATAACAATCGAGATGCTGGCGATCTTGTCGGCGAGCTCACCCAACTTAGATGTCATGACATCCACCTCAGCGACTGAGGTTGAGGGGGTCACGGTCTCCGTAGTTGTAATGGTCTCTGCAGTGGTCTCCGCAGTGGTCTCAGGAATGGTAACAGGTGGTGTGGTGGTAGACGATGATGTGGCAATGTCTCCCTTTTTGATATTTGCCATCTTGGTGACTTTCTTGACGTTGTTGGAGTTGGATGTGGTGGTGGCCATTGCGTTTTCTTGTTTGTTTGGGTAGATGAAGTATTGCAGAGGAATTTCTTTATACCACTTTTCGGGTGTTGTCGGGTCCTGTTTTCATAATGACGGGATGAAGTCCCACCTGACATCCTCGCAAATTTTTTTCCATATCTGGTCTTGTTGGTAGAGTTTCTCTCTGGACTTCAGCAGGGGGAAGTTCACGAGATACTGATCCTTCTCTAGAAGCTGCATCATCTTGTGTAGGCAGTACGAGTACGACAAGAAGTTCTTCCTCTTTGGGGGCTGGTACTTAAGGAACGGGATTTGGATGGCGCAGAACATACATCGTACCTTGTCTTCCAGGTCGGGGGGCATGTGGATAGTGGGGATTCCGTTAAGGCGGTGCATTATGTGCGGGATGTGTTCGTAGTACTTGTTGCTATCGATCTTCTTGAGTATAGCTCGGATCCGTTTAGGTGTCAGTGTGGCCATGTTCGTGATCTTCTGCTTTTTTATCTCCATGATGATGTTCATGAACACGTCCTCGGGGATCTCCGTTGTCTCCTTCCCCTGAACCTGGTTAAGCCACTCGTTCAAGTGATTGATGCGTTTGTAGGCAAAGCACGCGGCATCCTTGGGAGGGTCCTTGTATGTCGGTTTGTCGTGATCGATCAATATGTATTCGACGGATCTACACTGCATGCACACGATGCACCCGTCCTGCATATTCAGCATGTGCTGGGTCGATTCGCAGTGAGGGCACACGCGATCAACTCCTGAGGTTCCAAATGCTCGTGTACTATCATCCTGTTGAACCGTAGGGGTGCGCATAGGGCCGTCATCGTAGGCTATCGCTATGTATCGGTCCAATAAGGTAGCACGGTCTGTGTCGTTGGGGGGAAATTTGGTTGACGCGCCCTCGTGACTCGATATGGATGGTGATGAGGAGACTGGTGAAATATTGTGCGAATAAGAAAGTGATGTCGCTGTCGAAATCGATGTTACAGATGCGGATGTCGAAATCGTCGATGTTGGTGACGAGGATGATCCGACCTTCCCCAAAAAGTAAGTCAAAATACCAGATGTAGATGACGAGTACGAATTGAGTGACGACGACGGCGACGACACAACCGTGCTTGTATCCGATTTCTTTGGAAATTGACTCTCAAGAACGTCGTTCCCATCTTTTTTGGAGTCGTTCTTGTTCGAGTCGATGATTTCGTAGTATTTGTATAGAATGTCTCCTGTGCGGAGAAAGTAGTCGTTCTCGTCACCACTGTTTTGCAAGTATTTGACTTGTTGACGGGTGGTGTGCAGACGGTCGGACAGCGTCGCGAAACGCTCGAAATCGTGGTCTGCCCATGCGCTCCTCGGCGTGTTCTCCGTCATTTTATTTAGTTCGCTTTGGATGCAATCTTGGTCGGAACGCATTGACGCAAGTTGCGATTGTTTCATGCGCATGTGACCAAGATGTTTTGTGTGCCTAGCATCAAGGGTCCTCTTTACGTCCACGGATGATGATGATGCAGAGGAAGAAATACCGTGAATGTTGCGTCCGGGCTTGACATTTTTGTAGGTACACGAAGCAATGTTGCTATTCGTGCGGTGGATGTCAGAAGTCATCACACAGAGCACATACAGTATAAAAAAAAATGTGCTTATGCATTATTTTGGTCCATTTTAAACTTAGTGGTTGGTAGGAGATCATTGCAACAATGAACAATGTAAGACGAAATGCTATCGTGTTGAGAGGTACAGCGCCTCGTATAGAAGCTGACGCCGCATCTCTTAACATTATTGTAGCCCAACACGACAACACATTGGTAGGCAGTAACATCAGCAGCAACATTGATTACAACAACAACAACACTGCATCTTTCGTCTTCTCCCGAGGGAGCAATGTGACCTACCTCCTAGAGAGTCAATCTAATGACGGAGTTCACGTCTGTGTCACAGACCTGAAGTCGTCTGAACTCGGGCCTACCACATGGCCACGAGCGGATCCTTACATGTCCTTCAGGACTACATATGACCAAGAGGTCATGCGCATTAACGCAGGGGGGCTCAAATGCACGACGTTCAACGCCGACGTTTACGCATCCCTATCGAGCTCATTCAACAGCGCTAACGTGTTCCGCCCTCCTAGCGAGTACGCGCTATCGGAAGCCTACATCACCCTATCAAACATGGTCGTCAAACGAACGGTATCACTTTCAAGCAACGCGGTTCTGGATGACTTATCGCTTGTGGACTCTTACATTTCAGAATCTGTATTGGAGGCGCCTACTGCATCCGCCCTTAGAGGCGCCTACTACTCGCTCAGCAACCAAATGGCTTTGAACTTCGCTCATCAAGCCATCGCTATGAAACTCGACTCCAATCTATTGGAAGCTGCGTCGTCGATCCCTCCGTTCCTGCCGACGGATATGTGGCTGACATCAACCGACGTGCAACCGCGTTTCCGATTCGACAATGACGGAAGCACATGGATAGCGACCTCGTCCAACTTGACATTTTTCGACAACGTGATGCAGAGACAGATCGCAACACTGTCAAGCGACGGCTCTCTTTTTCTGAGAAAGGACGCGAATTTTTGCGGCGACCTCACAGTCGAAGGGGGCGTTAGTCTGGGGTCGGATGTCGTCATCACACACGATGGGAGCAACGTAGGTGTCAACATGCCGCACGGGACTGTGCCGACATACACGCTACACGTTAACGGAAGCGTATTCTCTACGCAACAAATTTTCGCATTGTCCGACAGACGTGTTAAGACTGATATCAAGCGGATAGATGACCCATTGGATATTGTAGAAGCGATCAACGGGTACACGTTCAAAATGAACGGAAAAGCGTGCGTGGGTGTCATCGCGCAGGAGGTAAACACTGTCATGCCTGAAGCCGTCTCGATGGTCAATAACGGTAAGGATGACCTCATGTCCGTCTCATACGACGGTCTCGTCGGGGTCCTTTTCGAGGCAGTGAAGAAACTGTCATTGGATGTGCAGGAGCTCAGGTGTCAAATATTGTCACAAGACTCTACGACACTGCCACAAGACTCTACGACACTGCCACAAGACTCTACGACGTTGTCACATGACTCTACGAATCCGGCGCTTATGTTCGTTGCTTGAATCGGTAATACCGTTGTGTGTGTTTGTTTGTTTGTTAGTCCCATGTTCATATTGGTGTGTCTGAGGAATCAAGTTACGGGACTTGTGAAGAACATTCGGTTGTTGGACACTTTGTTGTTGTTGTTGTACGTGTTCTTGTGTATAGTTGTAGTTGTTAGCAGAGTTGGTGGGTACATCGTACTTCTCAAATGTCTTAATTCTTTCAGTGAGGTACGCGAGCGAGGACTGCATGCTAGCGATGGCGCATTCGACACGAAATAGTTGTTGCTGATGGCTATGAAGTTGATGTTGCACCTGGCGTCTGAATTCCTCCGGAAGTGGGGTGCTACATTGATTATTGACTGTCTCGGTATGGAGATTGTGATCTGCTACGCTTGGAGACGCGCGGTTAAACGCGTACTCCCATGATGCGGGTTCGGGTACATGGTACATGTTTACAAAACGCACAGCAATTTTTTATATGTTAACAATATATACATCTGCGCACACACGCACACACGCATAACATGGCACCATCACAAGAGAAGAAAGAGAAGAAGGACACCTACTATACTCTAGTGAATAGGGACGGTGGTGAGGAGGGTCGTTACAAGGGAAATTGTGGCCCTGCCGCAGCTGCCAGTAAGGCAGCCAGCCGTCGCTTCGGAAATAACAATAATATAAGAGTTACCGTGCGAGAGCTAGGGACAGACAAGACATTTAGTTACCATGCTACCCGTGTGAAGCTAGATAAGCCATTTATCTCTACACTAGATAATGGCAATACAATCGAAAGGAAATTCAGGACACACGTTAAGGCCATTGGCAATTAAACCGGTACACTCGGGGGAACGGTGAACCGCTTAACCGATATTCTCGTTAACATCTTGCAATTTGTTGATTCGAAATCGTTGTTCCACTGCCCCGTGGTATTCCGTCTCTAAGCGTTATTGAATGTCAGCTTCATGGATTGGTCCAACGTGACCTTGTTGCTGCCGATGAGAGGCTTGCTACGCTTCAACTTGATCTTCTCCTGAAACTTGCATACCCTGTTCTTGTCTAGCGAAATGTAGCGGTACTCGCTGTGCATGTCCTGCTCATTCAGCTCTTCTGCTTGCTGGACAATGGATAGCATCGGTGTTGTGTTCACGATCACGTGCTTGTCAGTGGTGCTCCTGAAGTCTTCGATTTGCATGTGTCCGCCGAACATGTCGAGAGCGAGACGATCTGGCGCCGCCTTCACGGGCACCTGTGTGAATCCCATGCGCGTTGCCATATTGTTTATCAGGGTGTACCTAGCGAGACGTTCGTCAGTGTTGTCGCGGCTTGCGAAATTGTATGCGCATGCGCACTCGAGGCTGCAAAAGCAACCTATCACATGGAACTTCCTGTCCGCTTCCATGTTCATCTTCGTAGGGAGTCCGAATGGCACGCCGATGAACTTGTGGCAGCACCAGTAGCAGCTAACGTTGGTGCTCGACGGCCACTCGCCGTTCCTGCTTTTCTCTTCAAAGTCGGCAAGAAGGCGAGTCACGCCTTGGTTCTTGAATACTCCGCCTCCGCCTCCTACGGAGCGCGCGAGAGATGGCTCCGCCGCCTTCGTATCGGATCCTCCTTGATCCTCATATGGTGAAGAGAAGGGAGGGATATGAGGATCCGTGTGTGGGATGCTGCTGTAGGTGCATTGCCGAGATCTGTCAAACACGAATGCGTTCTCCTTGTTGTATGGGTGAGGTGGCTGCGTGTACGGGTCGATATCAGGAACATGCGCATCTTCCTTATCTGTTGAATGCAAACAATCATCCTTATCCTTGGGCTGGGGTGGCACGTAGAGGTGCATAATGGAGCTCCTCACACCGTCATCGTTAGATGTTGAAGGTACCGCCAAATGGTCTCGGACGTGGGAGTACGAAGAATGGACATATGTAGAATCCTCTTCCTCGGCGGTGGATGTTGACTTGAAGAACTTGGCAATACTGGGTTGTTGTTTTTTTGACACCGAAGAAGTGTCACAAGCCTCTCCGTCACCAACACCCTTGGCGGTGGCCTGTTTTTTTTTCCGGCCGCTCATGACGCTATGTGTATGCTAATGATTTCAAGTACATTTAATGTTTATACTCGCAGATTACACATGTCTTGTCGAATACTCATGGGTGTTTTGGGGGCTGATTTAAGACACGCGCCCATGAGAACCGCCTGGACGGTGTTGTCCACTGTGCGTTCCACGTCTCTCTTCAGTGCGGCATCTGATGCGATGCGGTCGATATCGCTGATTGTGATATATATCTGACGGATATTCCCGCGTCCACATGTTGCCGCTGACTCGAATACAATGTTCGTGTGCGGATTTACACGGAGCAATAGCCTTTCCACTCGTCGCGCGTCCAACATGTCATCCTTGCACCACGATAACACTCCTAAGGCGGGTGGTGTTGACTCGCGGGACATGATTGACACGACGTTCGCGCCTGGCACCTCGTGTACTCCCAACACCTCGTCGACCTTGACACGACCACCACTTTTGCATGATGCCGATGTCTCCATGGTAAGAACCGCCCCGCTTTCCTTGCTTATAGAGCGATAGACGATAGTTGAATATATCTTGTGCGAGTACGCGAGGTGTCGCGCAGCCTTGTCAAGATGCATCACGAATCGTTCAAACGGGATATCCAAGTGAAACGAAAAAACAGGTGATGCATTCGCAACCATACGTCGTGTAAACAGGCACATGCGAACGTGGTTTGCACCAGATGCAACTGCGTCATCGACGAACGAAGAGGCACGCATCATTGGATACCCTAAACATTAATTGTAACGCGCTCAATCTTTTACACTCTTTGTAATACAGTTCCCACTTTCAAATGTTCCTACAGTCGGAGACGCAATTTGTGGGACACCCTACCGGCGACCCTTGAACCCAATGGGTAGATCAGCTAAAGGCGAGTACATATTTTTGACCTTCATCTCTGTATTTCAGCATTTAAGCTGGTGGGTCGGTCGGTTTAGCGCTCACACTCGCCTCGATGGAAACTGTGGTTTTGGGGGGAGGCGAGGGAACACAGAATGCCAGGCCACACAGGAACCGCATGGACACAGGAAACGCAGGCCACACAGGAACCGCATGGACACAGGAAACGCAGGCCACACAGGAACCGCATGGACACAGGAAACGCAGGCCACGCAGGAACCGCATCGATATACCCTGTACCCTGTTGTACCGATGAAAAAATGTACTAATACCGATGCAATGCCATCTCGTCGTCATTCATTATCATGCATTCTTCGTTATTATATAGTAGCATCGATGAATGCATAGCAAACATAGTTACCAAGTGTTGTGCATCCAAACCATCGCATGTCCTTCGCAAACGGAATTCTTCCCATGCAAACGTAGCTTCTTCGCGCAACATGGCGGCTTCCCATGATACTGGCGCTCGTCAGTCTCCAGGTGTACCGGATGCTCATGGTCATCCTGCTTCTCTTCGACCATCATCCCATGATACTGGCGCTCGTCAGTCTCCAGGTGTACCGGATGCTCATGGTCATCCTGCTTCTCTTCGACCATCATCCCATGATACTGGCGCTCGTCAGTCTCCAGGTGTACCGGGTGCTCATGGTCATCCTGCTTCTCTTCGACCATCATCCCATGGTACTGGCGCTCGTCA